GTGCGCGACGGTGGAAATTTATATCGCTGTTACAACGCTATATCCGCCAATCCCACATGGAGACCGAGTGTGACTCCCGCACACTGGGAGCGTGTGACGGTCGACGAGGACGGCACAATTGATAATCCTATCACGGCGGCGGCTGGCATGAGGTATTTTAAAGATAAATACTATCTCGACGGTGGCAAAATTTACAAGTGCATACGCGACGACAGCAACGGTCAAGGCACTATCTTGCAGTATCTACCGTCGCAGCTCGTGGGCATTTACTTCGAGGAGGTGATTTGAAATGAATACGGAGCAGTTTGTAAGTTTAATTAAGCGTATCGTTGCAGAGTATGCAAACGCTCATTTAGATAAAAGCGATTGCAAGGAAATCACGGAAAACGATGTTTTTATTGTGTGGTTGTGTAAAACCTTACAGAACAGCAAGGCTTTGGCGAGCACAACGCTTTTTGACGGTATGTACTATGAGATAACATACAACGGGGACAAGCAGGAACTCTATTTGGACGCCTACAAAAAGTGGGAAAACAAGTGCATTAAAGCTGAGGAGGTATAAATATGAATATCTGCATATCGATAGGACACGGAAAATCAGCAAAAGGCGGCTATGACAGCGGCGCTCTCGGCGGAAACTACCAGGAGTTTAAAATCGGTCGAGAGATAGGCAAGTACATAGGCGAGATTTTTAAAGGCTATGCCTGCACAGCCGATGTCATAAACTATGACGCGACGCTTTATCTCACGGACAGAATAGCACACGTCAACAAACACGGCTATGATTTGGCGATAGAAATCCACCTTAACGCCGCAGGCGGCACAGGCTCGGAGGTCTATTACAAGCACAAGAGCGCGACAGGTAAGAAACTCGCGGCGGCAATCAGCAAGAGCATAGCAAACACTTTCGGCATCCGCGACAGAGGCGCCAAGATAAAAATCAATCCTGCAAACGGCACGGACTATTTTGGATTTGTCCGCTCCTGCAAATGCGAGTCTTTGCTGATAGAGACCGTATTTATCGACACCGCAAGCGACCGCAAGCACGTTGAGACCGCCGCAGGACAGAGACAGTGCGCAGAGGCTATCGTCTCCGCCATTGCCAATTTTTACGGCATAAAGAAAAAGTCCGCTCCGGCAGTCAAGCCGAGCGAGGACAAGCCTACAGCGGCAACCGTCAGAGCGGGCGATATCGTCAAAATCAAAGGCAGCAAGTACGCGACCGGGCAGAAGATACCGATGTGGGTCAAGCTTAAAAAGCACACGGTCTTGACCGTCAGCGGAAGCCGAGCACTGCTCAAAGAAATTCGCTCGTGGGTCTATGTCTCCGATTTAACTGTTTTGCAGTCGTCTGCAAAGATAGCTGTCGGCAACAAGGTCAAAATAAAGCCCGGCGCGACCTATGGCGGACTCACGGCGGCACGCGGTTCGACAGTACCAAACACGCAGCTGACAAGGACTCACACCGTCGGCAAAATACAGACAAACGGCGGAGTCCGGGAAGCACTTCTGACGGACATTGCAAGCTGGGTTGCCGTCAAATATCTGGAGGTAGTCGGATGACCGTAGGAGAACTCGCCGCGATATGCGGAATACCGTCTGCGGTGACCGTCGCCATTGTCGGCTTTTTTGTGTGGCTTTTGGAGCGGAGCATCGTAAAGCGCGAAACCGCCCGAGCGGCAGAAGAGGCAAGGCGCGAAAAAGCCCGCGAAAAAGAAGAAGCGAAGCTCGGAGCAGAGCGCGTAAAACAGGAAAACTCGCGAAAAGTTTTTGAGAAGAACTTGCTTGCGAGTACAAACGCCGCGCTTGCCGTAAGCGAAGCAACCGCCCGCGCAGTCCAGCGCATACCGGACGCGCATTGTAACGGCGATATGAGCGATGCGCTCGAATATGCCGCGAAAATTAAGCACGAACAGCGAGATTTCCTCGCTGCGCAGGGCATAGACAACATATTTTAGGAGGCTATCAAAATGGCAAAAATCAAAGACATACTTGCAAACATCGGCAACGTCAAGGTCGGAACGTGGGTGCGCGGAATACTGCTGATTATCTCGCTCGTCAACATGGCGCTTTCCGCAGCGGGAAAAGCTCCGATTCCTGCGGACTACAATGAGCTGTACACAATCGTCAGCGTCGTGTTCTCGGTGCTCGTCGGTATCTCTGCATACTGGAAAAACAACAGCTTCACAGAAGCGGCACAGACTGCGGACAAGTATCTCCACGAGCAGGGCTCGGCGATTGAAGACCCGGGCACGGACGAGGAGGCGGAGTGATGATAACAGCTATCATTTTTAATCTGCTTAATCAGCTCGGGCTTTACGGCGCGGGTATCATCGTGGCGGTGCTCAAGCTTCTCGGCATGATTTAACTTGCGGGTAATTTGCTGGCAACTTGCGTGCGTTTTGCGTGCGTTTTGCATGCGTTTTGCGCGTGTTTTGAAACCAACTTGCTTACAACTTGCGACTAAAAAACGACCGGGCAGGGGAGAAATCCCTTGCCCGGCTTTTTCAATTTTCATCCAAAAAGTCAACGACCGCTTTTTTTATGACCTGCGCCTGTGGTATGCCGTCGGCTTCACACTTTGCCTTGAATCGTGCGACTAAGTCTTTCGGCAAGCTGGCGCGCACCATAGTGTATGTCTTGTCGTTATAACGGCGTTTAACCGCCGTCGAAGTATGCGTCTTGCGCTTTGGTGTTTCTTCCATGCTTTTCTATCTCCTGTTTCCTCAACCTTTTGCGGCGGTAACGAGATCATTTTCGTGACCTCGCGAAAACGATCTCGAAATTATTAAACCGCCTTCGATGTGTCAGTCTGCGATGCGCTCAAGATACTCGCTGGCTGCCTCGGAGTTCCACTTCTCGACCTCGGCAAGCGGTGTTGCTTCCGAACCGTTTTCATCGTAGTCAGCAGCTTTGTAAGTGGTCAACGTCCACTGGATGTCTTCCGGGTCGCCCTCGGCTTCATTTTTGATGGTCTCTTCGTCCATATTGTCGAAGCAGAGGATGTCGTCCCAATCGATCTCGGCATCAGCGTCAAATGTGTCGGATTCAAAGGTGTTGTTAACTGTCGAGTAAGACCAGCCGCTGCCATTAACCCATTTGCTCTCTGTTAAAACTGTGATGTACTCTTTCATTTTTCATTATCCTTTCTTTTAGAGCTTTCTGCTCTTTCATTGTCTATAGTATATCATACTATGCCGAGTATGTCAACACTTTTTTCAAAAGTTTTTTAAAAAATTTTTCAATTTGATTGTAGCAGACATATCCACATAGTCAAGGCAATAAAACGGACAGTAAAACAGCAGTTTGCCGACACTGGCAAAATGGTATAAAAGCAGCTCTCGGTCTGACCGAGAGCCACAAGAAATAGGATATAGAGCCGGAGGCTCTTTAGTTGCATTATAGCACGATTTTAGAAAATTTCAACAGCTTTTCGTCATACCTGATTTAACCTGATTTTCTGACGGTTGCTAACAAAAATCTAACAAAAAACTCAGAGAGCCTTTATTTTTCAAGGCTTTTGGCATTGTCACGCTTGCTTCACACGCAAGAGGTCCACGGTTCGAGTCCGTGCGTGTCCACCATGAAAAAAGCACTTGCAGACGCAAGTGCTTTTTTCAACGAAATAAATCCCTTTCGGGATTTGTGAAATGCCCTGCGGGCGTGAATACGCCTGCGGCGTGTGAAATCGCTGCGGCGGTGAGGATTTATTTCATTTCACTTGATGCGAAGCATCAAATTTCACAATTCACGCAGTGAATTATTTCACGTCGAGCACGGCGAGACATTTCACTTTACGAAAGCCCGCTTCGGAGATTACGCTGCGGCGGTGAGGACTTTGCCGAGCTTCAAACCGAGTGCCTGCAAATGCGGGCGCTCGGTTTGTTATATGTATTTTATGCGTAGCGGTTTATTAAGTTTTTTGGCTTCTTGTATCATTGAAAAAGTACCTTTACTTTTTCCGTCCCAAAAGCAAATGACATAATCACATACTTCTGCCATGTGGCGATTCCTTAAAGGTCCAGCAGCTTTTCCGAAGTGAATCCAATCTGCGTTGTAAACTTCAAAAGTCATGTTGTTTTCTGTGGCATAACGCAGTCCAATCATATCGGCTCCACGACAGCCGCCGGAAATGATTATTATAGTAAATTGTTTTCTGATGTTTTTTAAGCATAGGTCTATATATTTTTTAGCTTGAGCATAGTCAAAGTAATTTCTGCACCCGGCGATGACAACACGCTTCTCCAAAATATTTACAACCTAAGTATATATTTATATAAATATATACTTATACAAGAGAATTGTCAAGCGAATGTATCCTTAATAAAATATACTTAAAAAGGGGATACTGTTGCTATGATAAAACTTACGCTTGATACGACTTTGCAAAAACTGAATATCAGCCGATACGAGCTTGCCAAGCGGACGGGAATACAGTATCAGATAATTGATAACTATTATAAGAACCGCGTCAAACGGTACGACAGCGATGTGCTCGACAGAATATGCACGGCGCTCGGATGCGGAATAGAGGACATAATAGAATACAGCAAATAA